CGCCCCCACGGAAGTAGCAGGTCTGGATTTCCACGCTCCCGAGGTTCCGGACCACCTCGCCGGTGCCGAAGACCTGCCGCGCGGTGTCGATGCCAGACGCCTCGACCCGGTAGACGCCGTCTCGCCCGCCCATGGGCTGCTTGCCGAGCTCGAACCGGGTGATTGCCTTGCGCCAGACGCCGCCGACACGAGGGGTCGCCTCCACGACGCTCTCAAACCTCGCCAGGATGGCGCCGGTGAGAATCGGCACGGTCAGTCGGTCTCGGGCATTTGCGCCTGCCCAGCGACGAACCGCGCAGCCTCGCACGCGCTGCAGAGGCAGAAGTGCGCCAGCCAGTCGTGGGTTGGCGTGACCGGGTGGAGCGGGCGTTTGGCCCATGCGCACTGCGCTAACCACTGGTCAAGGGGCAGCGGGAACATCAAAGCACCTCCAGGTCGATGAACGGGTAGGCCCCGCTAAAAGTAGGCGCGCTGGCGGTCCCGTCGGCGTTGAGGCCGCTGGTCTCGGCCATGACCTGCCGCTTGAGCCGGTCGTACTCGGTCCGAATCCGCTCGAACTGGTCTTTCCACTCGGGCCCGAACTCGAACTCGCGGTCGAGCCAAAAGCGGTGCGCGCACAGGTTGCGGAAGTGGTCGACGCCGAGGAACGTGTCGGCCCGCTGGGAGTCACCCAGGTCGATGAACATGCGCTCGCGGGCTACGTCGAACGCGAAAAATATGTCGAGTTCCTGGGACAGCGAGCCGGCCAGCTTGGGGTCGACGTTGCGGATGTCGATCTCGCTGATCAGGCGCTTCGGGATCAGGCGCTGGACCACCTGCAGTGTCTCTGTCTGGTCGTCACCGAGGTCGGTGGTGAATATCGCGAATGCATCCCACAGCGGCGTGTCGGTGACGCCCGGGACGTTGGCGATGACCGCGCTGACTCCGAGTCCGAGCCACGGCGTGCCGGCGGGCTTGTCACGCATGAATGGCGCCCAAAGCAGGACGTTGGAAGCATCGATGACCTGCTTGACCGTGACCTCTTCGTCGCCCACGAGGTACCGCGCGCGTGTGGCCATACCCGTGGTAGAGCCGACCTGCACTTGGTACGTGACGCCGCCGGTGGCCGCGATCGTGACGGTGGTGTTGACGGGGTCGATTGTGCACGCCTGCGAGGTCACGATCGCCGTGCCGTCGGACTTCGTGATCGTGACGGTGCACGAGGCCGGTCGGCGCCCGCTGAAGAACGTCGACACGGTGCCGCCCTTGCCGCATGCGAGCCGCTGGATCATGGATGCGACCCTAGCACGAGTCCGCGCCCGCAGCGCCTCCGCCGAGTGCCGCCACGCGGGCGATGTCGCGGAACCGCTGCCCGTACTGGGTGCGCATGAACGGGTCTGTCATCTCCAGCATGACGGCGGGCGCCGCGCGTTCGAGCCGCGCCTCGCCGCTCGCCGAGCTGGCGGACTTGTACGTGATATCTCCCGCGCGCCCCTGGATTCCCATTGCCTGATCCTTGGACTCCATCGCGATGAAGTGCGCCGTCAGGTACCCGAGCGCGTCGTTGTACCAGACGCCGTATCGCGAGACGTCCACATAGTTCACCGCGCGGGCGATGTGACGCGTGACATCCGCGTCTGTCACGGCGGACGCGAAGACTGGGAACGCGGTCTTGAAGTCTGAGGCTAGGTAGGCCATCGGTAACGGGAGGTGGCATCGAACCACCTAGACCGGGGTATGGGCCCGGTTGTCTCCAAAGACTTCCCGCGGTGAACCCCCTGTTGCGCCCGGGGGTGCGGCGTGAAGCTAGACCGGCGCGACGCCGGAGAGGTAGTCGAATTGGTTCGCGAACCCGTCGCCCTGGATCGTGAGCCTTGCGCTGGCCCCATACATGAGCATCGCCACTACTCATCCCCTCCCTTCTTCGAGAAGCGCGCCTTCGCCGGCTCCGGCACGGGCTCGACGGCGGCTTCCGGAACCGGCACCGGTTTCGGCATCGGCACCTGCACCACGTCTCCGACCCGTTCGAGCTTGCCGGATGCGATCAGCTTTTCTACGTTGGAGTCACCAATGTATGAGCCGCCCGAGAACACGCAAATCGTCGAGTAGCATTCAACCCCTTCCGGGGCTGCGTCGACTATGACGTCAGCCCCGGTATCGTTCTTGACGAGCATGGCGGCTTAGGTGTTGTCCCGGTAGTAGACCGTGGGAACGCGTCGGATCTCGAGGCCGGCGTACTTGTACTCGCCGGGGACGATGATCTTCAGTCCCTGATACTGCGGCGCCAGGAAGCGCAGCGGCATCGGCACGTGATACACCATGTTGTCGTCGTCTGCGTTGAAGAACACCGCGCGGTTGGTCGATGCCCCGGTGCCAATCCCCGCCAACTCGAAGATCGGAACGATCTTCATGTTGGGGTAGATGTTCTGCAGGAACGCCAGCACGGTCGTGTCGCTGACGGTGGAGCGCGGCTTCAGGAACGCCTCGAAGGTCGGGATCGACACCGCGAGCATGTTCGGCACGCTGTTGTTCTGCGTGTTGGTCATGATCGTGGCGACGGTGGCGATGACGTCGGCGATGATCTGGTCGGCCGTTGCCAGGGTGTCCCACCTGTTGGTCACGGTCTGCATGAAGCTGGCCACCACGGTAGCGTTGTTGAAGAGCCCCGTGAACCCAGACGCCGCCTCTCCGGTGAGAGCCACCGCGTTCAGGTGGCGCATGTACGCCATGTTCGCGGCCTTCAGCTTCGTGATCGGCAGCGGGCGCTGGAGGTACGCCGACACCCGGAGGTCTTCCGTGGTGTAGCTGTACTGGACGGCGCCCTGAGCGACCGCGAACTGCTTGCGGGCGTAGGCCACGTCGACCTCGGGGATGTCGTTCCCCATGCCGGAGATGCGCTTGCCCTGCCCGACGTAGTCGACGATCTGGTACTCGACCGACTGCGCCCACTCGCCGTCCGCGTAGCTGATGGTGTTGCCCAGCAGCGTTTGGAAGGTCAGCGGCGCGTACTGCTTCTCGTAGGTCTTCTGCTCGACAAAGGCGAGCTGAGACACCGCGAACGCCTGCGCTTCGACGGCGTCAGCCGCGCGCCGGCCGAAGGGCGACCATGCGCCCATCCCCAGGATCTGCGGGTTGGACGAGATGAAGTGTTGGATCTGGGCGAGCCGGTTTTCGTCGGCGTCGAAAGTGACGGGCTGTTGAGTTTCGCCGTCCACCGTGGTGATGAGCATGTGCGTTTTCCTTTGGTTTTCGGTTGACGGGTTAGGTGGTGGTCATGTTGACGCGAACGCGTCCGACGCCACCGGAGGTGACGGTGTCGAGCCAGATCGCATTGGGGAAGGCGGTGCGCGTGGTGCCGTTGCCGGCTCCGCCGGTGGTGCCTCCGACGGTGAGCGGGGTTGCGACGACGCCGACCGCCGCGTCTCCCTCGGTGACGTTCTCGGCTGCGGTGCAGACCACCACGCCGAAGGTCACGAAGGGTACCGGGGTATTCTGCGCGTAGAGGACCGAGTTGTTGCCGCCGGCGGCCGGGGCGATCAGTGGCGAGGCGTTGCGGACTGAGATCCCGCAGGGGATGTCAGCGCCGGCCGAGTACGCCTTGATCTTGTCGGTCGCTCCGAACGCGGTGGCAGTGCTTCGGACCACGATCTGGCCGAAGTCCACAGCGGTCGCCTGGTCGTTGATGCCGGTGCGGATGACGGTGGGCCCGCCTTCGGCGATCTGGCCGGGGTAGCCGGGCTGGAGCAGGGTGCCCCCGTAAGTGGCGAGAGAGGGAATTGCCATGTGAGTCTCCTGTGCGTGTTGACGTTGGTTGGTTGGTCAGCGGCGACTACGCACGCTGTGAATCGGTCTTGGCGGTGGGTCGGGTCGCGAGGTTGGCCATCGCGGCCGCGCGCCCGACGAGCTTGGGAGCGGCGCCCCCGGTGGCAGCGCCCGACAGCGCGCGCCCGTTGGCGGCGTCGATCGCGGCGGCGTCGGTCGCCTGCGCGGACACGGTGCCACCAGCGGCAACGCACGCGTCGAAGGCTGCCTTGACCGAGGCGGGCTCGGCCTTGGCGGGCTCGATGCCTGCCAGTACGGCCAGCGCCACCGGCTTCACGGTCGACGCGGCATCGGCCACGACGGTCGCGAGCGCCTCGACGCGGATCGCATGGGCGGACTTGCCGGCCGCCTTGACGGCGGGAGCCAACTTGGCGGCGTCGCCCACGACCTTCGAGAGTTCGGCGGCCAACGCCTGAACCTGCTCGGGAGTCGGGATCTTGGCGGTCACCTCGGCCAGCGCCGCGGCATGGTCGGCCACGAGCTTCGTGTTCTTCTCGCGCTCGGTGGTCAACTCCGCCTGCGCGGTGGCGAGCGCCTGCCCCGCGGTCGCGGCGGCGTCCTGGGCGGCCTTCGTGGCCTTGCCAGCGTCCGCCACGACCTTCTCCACCACCGTCGCGGCGTTGTCCTCGAGCTCGACGGCGAGGCCGTCCAAGACAAGCTTCCTGAGTGCCATTGGTCTGTTCTCCTGGTCAGCGATCCGGCACGCGAGACCACCGCGCGCCACGTCAACAATTGCGGTGTGGTTCCCGCGAATTTGTCGCTGGACCCCGACGTACGGCGTGCCGTCGGCGGCTACCCCGGGGGTCAGGTCGAGCTCGAAGCTGTAGCCCTGCGACAGCGCGCTCTTGCCGGCGCCGACCTTCTGCACCGCCGCGCCGTCGCGGATCAGGATCTTCGCCCCGACGTTCTTCCCGGCGGGGGCGACCGCGTGTACGTCGCCGATCGCAACCTGCTTCCAGTTCGCGGCGCTCACCCCGGCTGGCGGGTGGTCCATCGTGAGCGGTTTGTTTTCGAAGCTGGCGAGCGTCTCGGGCGACAGGACCTCGTCGGTGGGGCGGTACAGCCCGACCATCTGCTTAGGCGGCAGGTCGGTCAGTCCGAGCTCGCCGGCCGTGTACATCTGCACGTTGTCGGACGCCGCGAGCACGGCGGGCGCGACCATGTATCCCTCGTCCGTCAGGGATCTGGAGGTCAGACCAACGAGGTCGGTGACCGAGATTCGCCGTGCCATTCCCTCGAATGGTCGGCAACGCTACGATTTTCCTCAATTCGCAAGCGAGAATTGAGCCAGTTGTGTCGTCATGGTTCTATCAACGTCACATGAACGAACCATCATGTTCCCACCAAGCGATGATGCGCGTCGCGGTCGCGGCCAACGCCAGCCTGTCCACCGTGCGGAAGGTCATCGCGGGCGAGCCGACGCGGCCGAGCCTACGCGAGCGCGTGGAGGCCGCGCTGCGCGCCGAAGGGCTCGGCCACCTGATCCGCGCGTCATGAGCCGACGCACCATGTGCGCTACCGTGGTGGCATGAGCAAGCGCCGCCCGAAGGTCACGATTCCGCCCATCTCGGCCGCCGACGGGCCACCTCCGGCCAGCCCGCAAGCCGTGACCGACGGATTCCTGAACCTCGTCAGCGCGCTCGGCTCGAGTTCTGACAAGAACGCGTACTCGGGATACGCGATCCCGGTGCAGATGTCGCAGCTGCAACTCGATGCGATGTATCGCGGATCGTGGCTCGCCGGCAAGATCGTCGACGCTCCGGTTGCGGACATGACCCGCGAATGGGTGGCGCTCACGTGGGACGGCCGCGACGACGACGACAACGACTCGAACGCGATCGAAGTCGCCGAGGTTGCGCTGAAGTTTCGCGAGCGCATCCGCACCGGCATGAAGTGGGCTCGCCTCTACGGAGGCGCGTGCTCGATCGTCGTCATGCGCGGCGAGGATCTCTCGACCCCGCTCGACGTCACGAAGATCAAGAAGGGCGGCCTTCTTAACTTCATCACGCGCGACCGATGGCGATTCCCCGCCGTCACCGACGTGGACCAAGACACGAACTCGCCCAACTTCGACCTGCCGCTCATGTACACGATCGCCGAGAGCGGGCAACAAGTGCACTGGACGCGCGTGATCCGCTGGCCCGGCCGCGAGTTGCCGTACTACCAATGGCGGCAGAACGCGATGTGGGATGACAGTGAACTCTTCCACGTAGTCAACGCGCTTCAGAACTACGACGGCGCGTGTGCGGCTGCGGGGTCGATGCTCCACGAGGCGAACGTCGACATCATCTCGGCCAAGGGGCTCGCGAAGGCGTTCAGCGCTGGCCAAGACTCGGCAGTCATCAAACGGTTTCAGCTTTCTGCGATGAACAAGTCGCTCAACAAGAACCTCCTGCTCGACGCCGACACGGAGTCGTGGCAGCAAAAGGTCACGTCGTTCAGCGGGATCGAGAGCATCCTCGTGCGCTTCATGATCGACGTATCGGGCGCCGCCGATATCCCGACGACGCGCCTTTTCGGGCAGAGCCCGGCCGGCCTCAGCGCTACCGGAGAGAGCGACATCCGCAACTATTACGACCGTCTGTCTGGCGATCAGGAGGCGAAATTACGCGCGCCCCTCATGCGCATGTACGAAATCCTCGTGCGCTCGGTCCTCGGCGGACTGCCCGACGGATTCGAGATGACGTTCAATCCCCTTTGGCAGATGTCCGACGTCGAAGCGGCGGCCCGCGATAACACGCGCGCGACGATGGACGCCGCCTACATCGCGGCGAAGGTCATCACGCCCGGTCTCGCCGCCCGCGAGCTCAAGGATCGCGGGACCTACCGCACAATCGAAGACGAGGACATCGAAGAGGCCGAAGAGGCGTCATTGCCAGACGAGAACGAATCCACGACTCCGGGCAACTTCGACCCCGAGACCGGCGAGCCCGTAAACGCGAACCAGGGCAGCGAGGCCAGTGGAGCGTCGGCGGGCACGAAGGAAACGCCACCGCCCGCCGAAGTCACGCTTCCGAAGCAGGCAGCGCACGAGGCGGGAGATGCGGCGCCGACGAAGATCCCGGCGTGGTTCCAGGATTGCTTGAACACCCACGACTCGATCGTCATCACCGGCGGCCCGAAGCACGGGAAGACCACGCTGGCAAGCCTAGTGAAAGACCGGCCGACGTGGTCAACCGACGAGCTGCTCAATGACGAGACGGTCAGTTGGGCGCAAACGCCCGAGCAGATTGCAGCCCGCGCCAGGGCCATCGGCCAGCGGTACGTCATCGAGGGCGTGCACACGGCGCACGCGCTTCGGTCGGGAAAGCTCACCGCCGACTGCGTGGTGTCGATGAATGGCCCCAAGGTCCCGCTGTCCGCCGGTCAGGCGACGATGGCCAAGGGTGTGGCGACGGTATTCGGGCAGTGGCGCGCTGCGAATCCAGGCGCGACGGTGGTGCACGAGCCGAAGGCGACCGGCGACCGGGCGATGCCTGGCGACATGTTCAAGCACGACGGCTCGGGTTGGACGGTATATCGCGACGGGAAGCGCATCGGCGGCCCGTACGCCACGATGGCCAAGGCCCGCCGACGGCTGAAGATGGGCTAGCGCCCGCGCTTCTGCGTCGAGCACGCGGCGTCGACGAATCCCCACAGGTACACCTGCCGCGCCAGCACGAGCGATATGCCGAGGTCGTCCAGCACCGCGCGCGGGCAGTCTCGCTCGAACGCCGATTGGAACTCGGGCGAGCGGCTCATCACCGCTTGGAAGTTGGCCGCCGTGTCGTGCTTGACAGTGGTGTGCGCCACTCCCGCGCCCCGCTGGCGGCCGAGCTCGCGCACGGCTTCTTTGGCGGCGTCCGAGTTCACCGGTACTGGCCCCAGCGCCCGCCCGGGCGGAACACGGAGCCGCCCATGGTTGCGGGCGACGCGGGCGGAACGGACGCGGGCTCGCGTGCCTTACGATTCGGCGGCGTGTCGATTTGGCACTGCGCCCGGTGGATGAACACGTCGGCGCACGCGGTGCAAAACGTGCGATACACGCGCAGCGACGGGCCGGCGGTCGGCGTCTTGCAGTCGGGGGATGCGCAGGTCCATGGGACCTTGACCGACTTCGCGGGGCGCGCGGCAGGTAGGTCGCGGTGGACACGATCCTCGGGTGGACCGGACGCATGCGGAGTCGCATACGCCTTCTTCGTCTCCTCGTCCATGAGCGTGGTCAGGTCGAAGCGGCGCAGACTGCCAGGGATGAACACGCGCCCGATCTCGCCCTTCTTTGTGCACGTCTTCCACTCTGAGCCCGGGACGAACCTGCCATCGACGACGAGCCTATCGCCGATGGAGGAATCCCGGTCGGCGCGGGCGTACACCTCCGCGTCGGCGATCAGCCAGCGCGGACCGATCAGTATCACTTGCAACCTCCCTTGCACTTCACCGGCGCGTAGCCCGAGCCGATGTACGCCGGGCCATGGCAGCGCGGGCACTCGTCGGGGAACTCGGGGTCTTTGGCGCACGCCAGGACTCGCTGCGCAAGCCACGAGCCGGCTGCGGCAGATTCTTCGGTCGTCGGCCATCGCCCGCAGTCGCGTTCGAGCTTTGCCAGCGCCTTCGAAGCAAATGAGTCCGCCGCGGACTCGCCGCCCGGGCCTTTGACGTCATCGTACGCCGCATCGATGGGCTCGCCGACGTCGCCGAGGTACTGGTCGACCATCGACTTCGCCGCGCGCTCGATCTCGACGTCAGTGACCGGCACGGCGAGCAGGGCCGCGAACGACTTCCCGTCCGCGGCGATGCGGGCGACGACGTGCGTCTCCGAATGGAAACCGTTGTCCGACGTCCACTGAATGCCCCGGTGGGTGCCTGACGGGAACACGGTGCGTTCGGACGGCGGCATGGTGGCGAGCGCGCCCGCATGGCACGCGTCGCACCTGATCGACCGGTCCTCGCGTCGGCGCGCGGGTGAGCCGCACGCGCATCGCCAGGTCGTGGTGGCGGCCATCGACTTCCCGCACGAGCAATCCGACGCGGCCCACTCGCACACGGGGCAGGTCCACATGGGCGCTGCCAGCGCAGCTTCGGCTTCGTGGGCGGCGCTCTCCACTGGAAGCCACATCCGATCGACGTCGTCGAGCGCCCATCGGATTCCGCGCACATCCCTCTCGGCTTCGTCCATCGAAGCAAATGCGACGTGCGCCGCATCCGCCGCCGCCTTCCAGATCTTCGCCCTCGCCCGCATGGTCATCGCGCGCCGTTGCTTTTCCGCCTTCTCGTCTCCCATGTTGCCTCCTTCGTTCACGACGTTGGCCCCACGATTTTCCCCATCGCGTCGGGGCGAATGCATACAGTACACCGGGCGCGCGGCCGGGTCAAGCCTCAGAGCACGTCCCAGAGGGATAGCGAGTTCGCCACCTTCGCAAATGCGCCCGCACTCGCGTCAACCGCGTCGTCGTGCGTGCCCGACCCCGGGAAGCCTTCGAGCTGCCCGAAGTACTCCTCGTTCCAGTTGCCGCGCACCACATCCACGTTGCCCGCCTGCCACTGCGACGCGAACGGCTCGGCGCGCGTCTCCTTGTCGCCGGTCTCGCGCTCGGTACTCACGCCGAACCCCGCGAGGTACTGCACGTATCCCTCGGCCTGTTCCTTGCCCGCCTGCCCCGGGTCTTGCGAAATCCATACGTGCGTGCCGCTCGGGTCGCGCTCCGCGGTGGACTTGACCAACTGGCGAACGTTGGCCGATCGCTCGCGCGCGAACTCGGCATGCGCCACGACGTAACGCCCGTTCGGTCGCGAGCCCATGAGCACGCCGCACGTCCAGTCTGGATCCGCGTTCGACTCCCCCGGCTCAGTCGCGGCGAGATCCCACTTGCGCACCCACGCGGTCACGTCGTCGGGCACGCGGTCGAGCATGTGCGCCTCGTGACGGCGGAACACGTCGCCAGGCGCGGCCTTCGCTTTCCAGTTGCCGCCGAGAAGCCGCGCGCGCTCGACCCGCGACATCGACATCAACGTGCCGCGGTAGCTCGGGTCCTGCTTCTCCAGGATCGCGTTCTCCTCAAGCCGGCCGGGGACGAACGTGATCGACTTGACCCACTCGATCGACATGCCGGGCGCCTGCCGCACCACCTCGTCGGGCGAGTCACCCCAGATGATCGTGTCACCGATACGCGTGAAGTAGCGCAGCACGCCGGCCCGCGTGGGGATCGGCAACCCGTAGTCGGGCGACTCTTTGTCCTGCTCGATCCACCACGCAATCAGCGCCGCGACCCACGAATCCGCGTCGGGGTTGCAACTCGCCATGACCTGCGGGCGCACGCCGCACGTCGAGCGGTTGCGCGAGAGCATGTACCAAAATTGCTTCGGCGTGAAGTGCGTGAGCTCGTCAAAGATGATCAGCGCAATCTGCGCGCCCTGCCAATCGTAGACGTTGTCTTCGTGTTCGAGGTGCGCGAACTTGACTTTCGCCGTTGACTTCCACTTCCATTCGAGCTCGGTGTTGTTCGAGCGCGCGCCGAGTAGCGGGTAGATTTTCTCGGCCTCGTCCCACAGACCGCCGGGGTTCTTGATCTGCTTCGTGGTGCGGCGAAACATGACCGCCGAGAATCCCGGGACGTGGACGTGCCGCGCGGGGGCGATGACCTCGGTGAACGTCTTGCCGCATCCAGCCGCGCCGCCACACACCACGATGTCGGCGGGGCTCGATAGCGTCTTGGTCTGAAACCCAGGCTGCGGGCGAATCTCCCGCGGGCGCGCCATGCCTACCCCTCGTCGTCGTCGGACGAAGCTGGCAGCGCCTCGCGGCCGTTCTCGGGCAAATAGAGCGTCACCCGTGGCGCCGAGAGCTCGACCGGGCCGCCGTCAGCCCCGGTGAGCTCGACGCGGTCGCTGAACAGCCCGACGTGGCGCCCGGCGAGCCGAAGCGGGCCGGGTTTGTCCCACAACTTGATCTCGACCTCGACCTCCCGCGAACCATCTGCGGCGTAGCGCACTTTTCGCTTGACAGCCTGCACCGCACGCTTGGCGTTTTTCGGTGCACCGGGGGTCAAGGTGACCACGCCCTCCTCGTCAACCTGGTAGTGCGTGAAGTCCGAGAACGCCAACAGCGCGATTTCCTTCAGGACTCGCTCGGCCGTGATCGCCGTCTTCAGGCTACGCTTACGCTTCAACTCGGCAATCGCCGTGCCAACCCTTGGATTGGTTAACAAGGTCGACGCCTGCGCGTCCGCGCTGTTTGCCGAGTACCCGGCCCTGATTGCAGCCCGGGTTCCGTTCAGGTCTTTTACGTACTCCTCTGCGAACCGGGCCTGCTTCGGGGTGAGCTCGCCATCCGCTTCGGTGGCCACGCTCCAAACCATGCCACCGATCCCTCCCCGCCCGAATTCCCACATTCCTGATGCTTAGCGGCTATGTGAAGAAGTGCAAAGAAGTGCAAAGCTAAGCTATGGTCTCTTGCGCACCTACATCATCTCGTGATACCGCAAGAGGCGATCGCGTGCTCCGTTTCCGGAACCTTCGGATTCTTCACGCGGGGCAGTACCAAGTCCCAAGCGCCCCGGATGAGCGCCGGCATCCGGCGGGGACCTCGGCAACCATCTGAGGCATGTGCGCCACGATCAGCCGGAGGCTGGTCACCCGTGCCGGCGCAGCTTTCGAGGCCTCGAATTCACCGCGTCAGTCGTCGGGCTCGCTCAGGACCCACGGGCCGCGCCAGCTCCGGACGAACACGTGCCCACCGAAGCGAACGACCTCGACCGGGTCTTGCAGGTCGGCGGCTTCTCCCACCGGGTAGATGGGGCGCAGCGTGCGGTACAGGCCTTCGACGGGATCGGCGTGGGTCTGGGCGGCGTTGGAATTTGGCATGCGGCGCACACATGCACGCATGATGCCGACATCATGTCACCCGTAGGCGCCGGGTTGCTGCCACTCCACCTCGAAGCGGGTCGTCCAGATCTCGGAACGGGGTAACTGGCGTGACGCGATGCCGCCCCACTTCGTAACGCTGCGGATGCCCGTGCCGGACCAGTTGCCATTGGGTGGGCTCTCGCACAGGTCCCCGATTCGAGCGAGGTCCTGCCAGCCGTTGCGTTGGCTGCGGCGCCGGTCCTCGAAGCGGAAATACGCCACGTCGATCACGCAGTCGAACACGCGGACCACGTCGGGCCCTCCCCAGAACGGGCGGCCGAGGCGCGCGGACGGGACCTCGACGGAGAAGAACCCGTCGCACCCTGGGTTCGGGCCGTGCTCGAGCGCGCGGCGGTAGGCCACCTGGAAGAACCTCCCGCCGGTGGTCGACGCGGCAATCACCTTGAGCACGTTGGCGGTGAAGGTGTCGACGATCGCGGACGCGCTCATGACCCATAGATGCCCATGTCGAGAGCCGCCACGAACTGAGGCAGGTCGGTGTACTGCCAGCCCGTGACGCCGACGATGACCGGGGCGGCGGCCGAGGTCGTGGCGGTCCATGCTTGGACGAACGTCTGCCCCAGGTTTGCAGGGTGAAAAATCTTCGCGCCGTTCTGGGTGACGCTGAAGATCGCCGCCGTGTTTCCAGCTCCAGCTACGATCTCGGGAGCTAGCGTGCAGTTGTTGCGAACGTCGATGCACACGACGTTGCAATCCCAGAAATGCATCGTCCCCATCCTCGTGACAGTGCACGGCTTTACCGATTGGATGCCGCATCCCTGGAACGTCATGATCCCTGTTGAATGCCAATCTCCAGAGGAGGCCTGTGCCGTGCTGATGAACTTCGAGCCGTTGCCTATAAATACGCAGGTACCGATCTGCATCTCCCCCCGCCATGTGAACCCAGAGCTGCCGCACTCGCAGAATCCAATAAGATTCGTGGTAGACATCGGGGAATAGACGTTCAGCGCTACAGAGGTCGAACTGCACCAGATCATGTATCCGCTCGATCCGGTAGGCGTCAGGATCGCTGCGAAGGTCGCGCCGATGCCGACGATTTCGATGTTCAGGCACCTGATCGCAGAGGCTGGCGGGCACACGATCTCTGGGAACTTGGAGTGCGAGACGACCTGGTAAGCGTCGCCGATGTTGAACGCCACGGTGGACCCAAATGACAGCGCGGAAGTATCCTCGGTGATGTTGACCGCCGGATTAATACGCGCCTGCTTCGATCCGAGATCCTTGATCAAATAGGCCCGCACGTTGGAGCCGACTTTTTCGATCCGACGGGCTCCGCCGGTGCCCGATATCAGTCCGGATGCCGTCCAGGAAGTTGCGATCGAGGTGTCTTCTACCATCGCCGGGGTGTTTCCGGATTGCTGGGTGACGTTAGTCAGGGTGCCGGTTGCAAGTATCGACTTGGTGCCGCGCAGTTCGAACCACGACCCGCCGGCGCTTTGGCATGGCGGGATACCGCGGGTTAGCGCGGTGGCCTCGGTCGGATCCGTGACATCTCCGAGCAGGTGCAGTATGTCGTGGGTGTTAGTTGGTAGCACGCGCCCGAGCGTGCGGCGCTGCCACTCTTTTACAGTACGCAGCGGGACGAGGTCGGACGCGGTCACCGTCGCGCCATAGCCGGTGGCCTCATCGTTTCCATTCACCGGATCGACCGACCATATACCCTGCGCCTGCCATGACAGGTTCTGAACTCCCAGTCGCGCCCACGTATTCGCCAGATCGCCGGAGGCCACGAGCGCCATGGACGGTTGCCAGTATGCCGAGGCCGCGGCGGGGGTTTGCCCGGTCGATGCCACCACGGCCAGCCAAGTCACGCCGCCGCTCGTGACCATCGCGCCCGCTGAATACGCAGTGACCCCGCTGTAGGCGCCGGTTGAATTGCCTGGCTGCAGTCGGAAATAGTCTCCGATGCTTACGACCCATGCGAGCGTTGAGCGCAGCGGGAGGTTGGTAGTGGTCACTGCCGAGAGTGCGGTCGCGCCGGAATAGACGCCGTCGCACACCAGGGTGTTCGTGGCTTGCGCGATGCCGGGACCCGGGAAGGACATCAGATCACCACCCACTGGCGCCCATCGGGCGCCGATATAAGCGACACGCCGTTGCTGGCCGTGCCGGTGTACGCCCGCAGTCGGTACTGGCGCTGCGTTTCCTCAACGAACGCGAGCCACGCGCCCGACAGCATGCCGAGCACGGGATAGGTGCCGAGGGCGGCGAGAGTTGCGACAGTGAACATGAAACCACCTCCGACGGGTGCGGCTTGCGTTGTATCAGGGGTAACGACCCAAACGAAGGGCTGTTCCCATTCTACCGTGAACTTGGCCTCCCACACTTCGAGGTGCTCGGTGTTCGTCGCGCGGTTGGCGGAGACGAGCTTGACCGACCGGATCCCCACGTCTTGAAACGCGTAGCCCGCCGGCGACTCGCAGAGATCGCCGATGCGCGCCATGTCGGCGGCCGCGTCCCGGTTGGAGCGGCGGCGGTCCGCAATCCGCCAGTAGGCCACCCGAATCACCACGTCGAGCTCGCGCACGGCGTCCGTCCCCCCCCAGAAGGGCCGAGCTTGGCGCGCGCCGGTGCATTCGACGTGGTACATGCCGTTGATGCCGCCCCGGTCGTAGACCTCCAGCGTGTGCCGGTAGCCGGCCTGCAGGAAGCGCCCGCCGTTCTGCGTTCCGGACAGGATCAGCGACACGTTGCGCACGAACTGGTCGATGACCGTGGACGCGAGGCGGGATTGCGCGACCGAGACCAGCGGAGGCCGGTCGCCCGGGGGCTGGCCGAGCTCGGGGTACATCAGGAGCAGGAGGCCGAACCGCACTGCGGCGTCCCGCTCCCCGGTCTTGCCCGCTACCTGGGCCAAGGTGGCGAGCAAGGCGGGCAGCGCCGGGAATTCCGACGAGGGGGCCAGTGGGAGCGCGCCAGATGCCGCCAGCGCCACGAGGCGGTCCTGGCCGGTGTCCATGGCCGTCGGCCCGGGGAACGCGGCGGAGAGCGAAGCGGGCGCGTCCGGCCCGCCGGGGGAGCCGAATGACTGGGCGAGAGTGCCGGTCGTGACCTCGGGCAGGTCCCGGCCCGAAGCGTCGGCGGTGGCGAGCGCGAGCGCGGCGGCGAGGGTCGGCGGGCGGTCGCCGGCAAAGACGAGCGTCAGGTACTCGATCAGGACCTGCGTCAGGACCATGGCGCCCGGGAACTCTCCGGACTGCCCGGTGGACTGGGCCAGTGTCGCAGTCGAGGTCGCGGCGCGGTCCCCGGCAGGCGGGGATTCGGTGGCCAGCGCCCCGGTCGCGGCGAGCGCGGGCGGGTTGGCGAGCTCACCGAACGTCCCGGGGTATTGCGTCAACAGGAACAGGACCGATTGCGTGACCGCGTAGGCGACCTCGGCGGAGAGGCCGGGGGCCTGGGCGAGCGTGGCCAGCGTCGTGAGCAGGTTCGCGGCGCCTGAGCCATCCTGTAGCGCCAGTGCGAGCGCGGCGGCGAGGGCGGCAGTCCCGGCGGTCTCGGCCGACTGGCCCGCGGCTTGGGCGAGGGTGGCGGCGAGCGTCCCGGCGCCCGGGGCCTCGGCGGATCCCGCGCCGGCTTGGGACAGGGCCGCGGCGAGGGTGGGCGGCAGTTCCCGGCCGACGGCGTTCGCCAGGGCTTGCGCCAGCGCAGCGGCGAGCGTGGTTGGCGCGTCGCCCGGCTTGACGGTCTCGGTCGCTTGGAGGAGCGGCGGTTGCGTCAGGTTGAGCGCGAGGATTGCCGCGTTCGCCATGGGATCACGGGTTGCCCGAGCACACCACTTCAGTGATGCACTGCTGGACCGTGATCGCCTCGGACGCGCCCGACGTGAGATGCAGCGAGATAAACTGCTGCGCGGTGGCAGAATTCCACGTGGCCATCGTCGCCGCTGTGAAGTCGATCGCCTTCGTACCGAATCCAGTCGCGGCCAAGTTGTGCGTCAGTTCGGAAGTCGCCACGCCGGCACAAGACGCACCGAGCGGCCCGCGCACGGTGAATTCCACGACCAACTTGCCCTGGTCGACCACTGCGGTAGGGACGCCGGCGTTCGTGAATGTGGCCACCGTAGTGTCAGACGTCGTGCCGGCGGTGCCGATCTTGACGAACCACGTTCGCGCGGCAGTGCCCGCCGCGGTCTTAGACATCGTCACTGTCCACCGAAAGACGGTGCCGATCTGGAATCCCTGAGGCGGAACGGCCAATAGCGAGCCAGTGATGAGCGTCAGCGTCGCCGCCGAGATCGCCTGATCTGCGACCGACACCGAGCGAGCGCCCGGGAAGAAACCGCCGTTCGGCGTCCAGAAAATCGGCGCGTTCAACTCGGCGACCGGGACAGGCGCGCCGTTGCCAAGTTGGTACTCGTCCCAATGATGCGGCCCGGACTGGCCGAGTAAGCGCGCGCCCGAATTGTTCGCGCCCATGATCGAGACGCCGCCGACGCCGGGATCTCCGCCGCGAAACGTGTTGTTTCGAGATGCTAGCGTGGCAGAGACGATCGAGCCGTTGAGCCGAACTCCCGGCTTGCGGATCCGATTGATCGCTCCGTCAGACGTGGCATTGCCGCCGTTGATATAGGTCTGAATGCAATCGATCGAATCGCTGTTGGCGAACTCGAACGCAGCCGGTCCCCACGTCGTGCCGTGGTTGATCGACGTCTGCACGATGGTTCCGCAGCAGGAATTCGCAGTACTGCCACCGTTGAACCTAAGCACGCATCCGTTACCGGGGACCGCTTGCACGATGTTCGAGCCGTTCACCGTGAGCGGGGTATGTACAACGTCCTCGGCTGAAACGATGCACCCGGTGAGCGTGGTCGTTCCGCCTCCGCCTGTGTACTGGACAAGTACCGGCATGCCCACCGACGTCATGATCCAGATGTACCCGGCAGCTGGAAGCGAGTTTGCGGCCACCGTGAGAGACTGCCCACTTGCCGTCAATGTCACCGCCGACGAGGTGGTGATAGCCGTCGTGACGGGCGCGGGTGACGCCGGGTTGTCCAGCATGCGGCCGCCGAAGTTCGTGAACAGGAAGCGGGTGGTGTCCTTTGCCTCCGTCGGAGTCGTGGAAATTTCCAGTCGAATTGCGATCGCGAGCGCGTCGACGACGAAAAAATCGCCGAGGATCATGCCGTGCACGGATCGCGCGACGACACCGCACAGCGCCTGGTTCTGGTCTCCGTTACGGCAGTCCAGATAGATTGACTGGAATCCGGTGCGCTTCAGGGACTGTACGCCGGTAGCATTGAACTCGATCATTCCGCCGAATGACGTACCACCGTCGGATGAGGTGCCATTCCATGCGAGCCGAGTCCCGCCGATCCTGGTGTAGTCGCCAGAGTCGCAATTATGGCCGCCGCCGATTCCACGGATCTGAACCGCAGAGGTGAAAACCGCGCGCGTGGGCCAGCCGTAGGAGTTGGTCTTGCTCTGGCCGAAGACGATAGTCGCGCCCGGGAAGGTTTGCGCGTTGATCGTGGTCGTCATCAGCGAAATGGCCGCCGTATTGTCGGTGCCGAACGAAACTCCGCATGCGCCCGACGTGGTCGTGCCGGCGGTGGCCGCAAGAGTAACGACCGAGCTCGAAGTGAATGCCGAGATCGTCGTTGTGAGCTGGGCGCCCGATGCTCCCGCGCGCGCGACCGTGACGCGCTTTCCGACGTCGGTGGACGCGAACGGCGTAGACGTCGCACACGTGAGCGTGGCCGACGTGGAGGTCATCGCGCCATCGAACACCGTCACCAGATCGCCGACGAAGCCGAAGTCGTCCTGCGCTGAATAGAACATCTCGCGAGTCAGCCCGGTCGAGAACGGGCCACCCTGCGGCGGAGCGTACGGCATTACGTGATCTCCTCAATGCGCGCGTTCCCCGTAGCCGAGGTCCATATGCCGTTGATCGCGCCGGTGTAGCAGGGCTGGATTGCCTCGTACACCTGGTTTGGCAGGATCAGGATTGCCGATGACGCCGTCGCGGCCGTGCCTCGGCCGAGCCGAAGCGGAAATGCCGAGTCGTTCAGGATCACGAACGACCGGCGAGCGGTATTGCTGGCGAGGAGCGAGACGGACGTCAGCGAGGCCGCCACCGTCGACACCGTCGGTGCGGTCGCGGAGGCCGGCGCGCTCACGACGGAGGCCACGCTGATGACGGCGGTGTTGCCCGCGCCGAGCGCGAGCGCGTAGATCGCCTCGTTGATGACCTGCATCGGCTGGCCGATCGGCGCGTTGGTGCCGGTGGATTGCGTGACGCCCGAGGGGCCGATGATGCACGCGCCTTGGGTGGAAAACCACACCGTGCCCGTGCCGCTGAAGATTTGGACCGGCGTGGTGTCGCCGACGGAGAATGTCGCGGAAGTTGCCATGTCAATTCCCCCAATGACTCACGACGGTGACGAGGAACGTGACAACACCGGTGGTCGTGACAGTCCCCGAGTTG